GTTCGTTTGTTCTCTTTCTCTCTCTTGGTCATCGTGGTCTCTGCTTTTCGCATGTTCAATACCCTTTCTCGACTCTCTATCTATTGTCCCAGATCCGGATTTTTTTTTTTTTTTTAAAAAAAATAGAACAAAAAAAGCGATCGGCTTTACTCGGCTGGAGCGTTCATAAAGAACGTTCGTGGCCAAGTTCGTGCAAGTTGAGCTTCGTTGCGATAGTCAGAACAGACGAGGTATCGTCTAACTTCTGAAGTTTCAGGGAAATGATCAAGAGGGATTTCAGGCAGTACAAGGTCAGGTGATTCTCCAAATGTGAGGGAGAGGCCTGCTCGGTTAGGAGTGTAGCCCAAGTCTTTGTAGTATGTGTAGACATTCTTGAGGGCGCTAAGTACGTGGTCGTTGTTACCACAGCTAGCGTAGGCAAACCCAATGGCTTGAGCCATTGTGATCTCGGGTGTCGGGTCACGTGCTTTCGTATGATAGAATTGAGCGAGCATGACTATTTCGTCACGGTGAGGGAGACCATTGTGATTGCGGTACGATAATACTTCACGGCCATTAAGAGTGTTTGCGACTTCAGACTTGTTGATGTTGACAACTGAATTAAAATAGTGTTCGGCAGTTTGGACGATGGCGTCCATGAACTTGTGATGACTTTCTTCAGGTATGAGGGTGCATAGCCTAATGATTGAGTCGTCGCCTTGAACTTTGATGATGCAGTGTTTGGGGTCGAAGCCAAGTGCGTCGAGAATGGTAGCGAGCATGGTGTAGTTGTACCAGGAATCGAGGAGTTGGGTGGTGAATAAGCCAGATGGTATTCCGGCGAAGTGGCGTCTGTACATCCGGCCATCAGGTAAGATGATCGGTGCTTCGAATAAGTTTTCGAGTGTCCACAGCCAGAGGCGTTCGAGTCTCTCGGCTTTCTGTTGATTCCATTGCGGGTGTGCGGGTGCTGCGAATGTTGGGACGTAGCCTTCATCAAATGTGAGGAAGGAACGCGCGATGTACATAATTCTACGGAGTAGGGGAAAGTACGCTCGTTTGTCGAAGCGTGACCAGTCCAGTGTGAGAAAGGAGCGTTGGATGAGTCCACAGTAAAGTAGATGGTTCAGTCTGAGCCAGCCACCTGTGAAGGTTTCGAAACCCCAGAGCATAGGTGTGCTTCCAGGATTGTGTTTGATCCAAGCTATATATTCCCAGTAGAACATAGTTTCAGCGATGATCCATGGTTTGGAGGCGCCCCAGATGGTGCGCATCTTGTTGGGATCATTCTTTTTAACAATAGCAGTTTTGGTGTGTAGGAGCATGGGGAAGATAAAGCGGTTATAGAAATATCCGTTGGTGGTGAGTCCGGTTGAGTTTCGGAATCCGTCTTTGATAATGTGGTGCCAGCGTCGGGTCCAGGAGAAAATTGTTGACTTTTGATAGCCAAATTTTGGTGGGACGATGGTCTGTAACAGATCATGGGATTCGACATTCGGATGTCGTCGGAAGAAGTCTTCTTTATCGATGTGTTCGTATTCGTGCAGTTGAATGAACTTGCCAAAAGTCATACGTTTAGATAGGAAATATTCGTCAGTCGAGAACGGGGGTTCAGAATTGACGTTCCATTTGTATGGGTAATGGTGCTTCACATCTAGGATGTGAGCGGGCCGGCAAGGTCGAGGCGGACGGAAGGCGTCAGCCATGCAGCGTAAACCGTATTCGACGTGCTCATCAAAGGGTATTTCGAAGTGGTCCAGATCACCAGAAAAGAAGTCGGCAAGTATCGAGTCGTAGTCGATATCAGAACGGCGGTAATCTTCGGTGATGAACTTGATGTGTTCATCGGTGAGGTAGATCTTGAAGGCGTGTAGCAGCGTTTGTTTATGATTAGCGATAGCGACATCATTAACGCGGAGTAGGCCAGGAGGTAGGGAGAAGTTCCCTATGAATTCGAAGTTTGTGGCTTTGACGAACCAGTGCGTGATTCGGTTGAATGCGGAGACAAGGTAGTCCATTTAGAGTAGGTAACAAGTTGAGCCAGAGCAGCTGAGGTCCGATTTCTATTTTGGTCTCGGAGAGCTTGAGCGAGGAG